TGAATCCTAAGACTCACGGTGTTCCAGTTACCCCGGTAATTGGAATGGCTGATTCGAAGGATTTACCCCCCCCAGCAATAGGCACAGTAATGGCCTCTGCTGGTGTGGCTTTCAATCCTTCGGATCTGGGTGTTCCGAGTGTTTCTACTCGGACGCCCGGATTCGATGGGTTGGGACAGGTACGAGGAAAGATCGGCAGGAAACTGCGTGCAGCTTCTGACCGCCTGAAGGGAGTCTTGGACTCCTGGGATGCGGCAGTTGCTGCTACGACAGGTTTCTGCCTTTCTTACCCTCGAATGGTTCCCGGAGATGTGAGGTGTTGGCACCTCACTGTCCGTCGGTGGCTCATCAAGACAGCTGCGATGAACGGACTTGAGTATGCGGCTGCTGAACTTAAGAAGTTTGGTGGTATCTGTCGGGCCTCATGGATTACCCATACGGTCCCAGAACACCACTTCTTACGTTCGGCCCCACGCTCAGTCGTTACTTCCGGAAATGCCATCGCTCAGTTATCGTATGTGGGTCGTTCCCTTCCCACCGGTAACCAGCGTAGCATAGACGAATCTTTGGCACGCCATAAGCGTGACTTGACTACGTCGTTCACCACGTCGGAGTCCGACCTCTCGAGCCTGAGGTCCTATTCCACGTGGTGGGCCCGGAAGTACCTCCCTCGAAACCCGACTTCAATTTCCACTATGTCGATCCCCCCCGGGGATTCGGCCACTTTTGGGAAGTCGCGGCGCGATGGAGGACTTGCAGCTGACCTGATTGAGCTTGTCCGTTCCGCCCGCCTCCTCTTTGACCCGGTCTCTCCTGAGATTCCAGATTCCATCTATATGGATCTGATCTCTGAGGCCGAGGTCATGTCAGGGGCGTGGGAGGAGGCCTCTCGTCGCTTGCATGGCAACCATCGGTCTTTCGTCCTTCCGGATTCAATTCCAAAGGGACGAGTGGCTGCCATTCAAGAGAGAGGCCTCAAGGTCCGAATCGTCACTGCTATGGAACGTGACGTTTTGGTCCTCTCCCATATGGCGAGGCGCCGATTGTTCATTGGCTTGCGCAGATGGCCAATGACCTCGGTTTCTCTCCAAGGGCGGGACAGATCTGCGGGCCTTGACTTGGTTGGTGGTTTCGGCCAGGTTTTGAGCTCTGACCTTCGTGCTGCCTCGGACCTCATACCCTTGGACGTTGCTAACGCAATGTTTGAGGGTCTTGAGGCTTCTGGTCGCTTCACGAAGGAAGAGCTCCTGGGTCTGTTCTTATCCACGTGTGGACAGGAACTGACCTGGCCGGACGGTTCTACAGCGGTCACGGAGCGTGGGATACTCATGGGTCTCCCAACTACGTGGCCCCTGTTGAACCTCTACCACGGCTGGTGTTGGGAGGCTGCTTTGCAGCACCCCACCCCGGCCGTCCGAGTCAAGGGAGGGGGTAACGCCGATAGGCCTATCGCCCGCATCTGCGGGGATGATCTTATTGGCGTTGCCCGGCCCTCCCAACTGGATGCCTACGAAAGACGTCTTAAGGCGTCTGGCGCGGAATTCTCAGTTGGCAAGCACCACAGATCGACGGACAGGGGAGTCTTCTTGGAGGTTCTCTGGGAGTTCCGTGGGGTGCGGGCTCCCACGCGTGAAGGCCGTCCGGTCTTCTCGCGTGTGAGATCCAAGGGGAAGAAGGTCCTCGTTGATTACGACGTTGTCGTTAACCACGAGTGGACGGCAGCTTTCTCTCCGCCTGCAATGCCCTTACGGGGCCTTGTTGGCGGTACAGCGGTCGAAGGTGCACCGTTATGGTGGTCTGTCTCTGTGGCAGAATCCACCATGATGGAAATCTTCGGCCGCAAGAAAGTTGCTGTCGTCGCCCGAACACTGCGGCCGAAGCTACCAAGCAAGGTCGCAGCATTGGGCGTCCCTCCCTTCGTCCCCAAGGCGCTTGGTGGCTTTGGTTTGGCTTCTTTAAAGGAGCCTTCCACCAAGTCCGTACCGGCCGACTTTCGGAAAGCTTGGAGTACGCTCCTTTATGGCGCGTCCCCCTTGCTTCCTTCGCTTTCCTTGTTTGAACGGATCTGGCAGGATAATATCCCCGGTCCCTCAAAGAAGAAGGCGATTGCCATGGTCGACGAGGAGCTATTATCTAGTTCCCCTCCTGCCATGGTCCGTCGGTTGGCCGACCCCCTCAAGGATGGTTATGTTGATGCGGGCGACATCGAGCTGTGGCGTGCTGCCAGGATTAACTCCCTTGGCAAGCGCCTCCAGCTCGAGTCCCAGATGCTTGAGTCGGATAAGGACCTCTATCCCTCGATGTTTAGGTTATGCCTAAACCTGAGGAAGAAGGCCTATTCGATCTCTCGCAAATGGTTGTCTGCCCATCCCGTCAACAAACCCATCCCTGAGTGTTACTCCCAGTGGCGTTCGTTGAGAAACCAGCATTCGCTGGCTCTCCCGCTGAACGTCACTTACCCTCCTCGAAGAATCCCCATCTCGGGAGCGACAGACTATGGTCTAAATCCGTCACTCCTGGGATCTCCGGGAACCTACCTGTTAGCATGGAGGAGATTAGCCCTCTCCTCCATATCCACAATACCAAG